GTTTAGGCGTTGATGCCGCAGTCCCTGTTGTGTTCTGATTCAATGTAGGTACATCAGCGGCTTGAATCGCAGACATCACAACATCAGTACCATTGCCACGCAAATACTGACCAGAAGTAACAGCACCAGCCAATGCGTCCATTGCATTCTGGCGGCTGGTTTCACCAGTACCACCATTGGCAAAGGCAACCGTACCAGTCACATTGGAAGCAGTACCAGTCGTATTCTGATTAAATGTAGGCCAAGTAAATGTGCCAGAACTGAAGTTTCCTGATGCTGGAGTACCAAGGACAGGCGTTGTTAAAGTTGGAGATGTTAAAGTTTTATTTGTTAGTGTGTCTGTTGTGGCACGACCAACCAAAGTATCAGTTGCATCTGGCAATGTAACTACACGACCAGCAGTAGATACAGCATCAATCAAAGTTACTGCACTTGCGCTAGAACTTGAACTTCTAAAACGAATTCCTTTATTAAAATCCGTACCATCGCTGATTGTTACAAGACCTGTGCCTTTGGGTTGAATATGCAAGCCAATATTTGAACTTGAGCCATCAGCATAAACATGAAGCGGTACGCCAACACCAATTCCATTTTTAACAGTAAGAAAATCTGTAGAGGAAGCAGTAGTTGATAAACCTAAAATTTCATTGCCATTTGCATCAAGTATTTCATTGATTATTGGAGATGTTAAGGTTTTGTTTGTTAGAGTTTGAGTAGTTGTTAAAGATGCTGTGCCACTTACATCTGTTTGTGTGAGAACAACTGTACCAGTGTAACCATTGACGCTAGTGACCAAGTTACTTTGGTCAATCTTCTGCCATACAGAACCATTAAACAGCAACCAATCGCCAATCTGCCAATCAGTAATGCCGTTTAAGTTAGTTGAGCCAGCCGTAGAAACAATATAGTAATAGCCATTAACACCAACACTGCTTGTCAATGTAGGTGTATTTGTAGAAGCATTCCAAGTACCCTGATAACTCAATCCACCAGCAACAGATGCCCATGAAAGGGCAGAACCATTGGTAGTTAAATACTTTCCTGAGTTCCCAGTCTGGCTAGGAATCAGGTTGGTAATCTGTGTCTGTAAAGAGGCTAGAGTATCAAGTACATACTGAGAAGTGCCGCCACCATTAGTAATGACTTTGATGGATTCAGCAAGATCAGGAGAAACAACTTCACCAACATTAAGCTCAACCCCTGTAGACAGAGTAATGATAAGTGAACCATCAAAATCAATACGAGCATTGGTGACAGAAACACCATCAGCACCATCGCTTCCATCAACCCCATCTTGACCACGTTCACCTTTATCGCCTTTTGCTCCATCTCTGCCGTTTCTTCCATCTTTGCCATCACGACCATCCTTCCCGTCAATACCATCACGACCATCTTGGATAGTTGAGACACGCTTTTCAATAGCGTTACCCACATCATCAAAACGGGAACGAATGTCGGACTCAATCTTCTTGAGTGCTTGGACAACAAGATCAACATTCTCGCCAATCTTGCGTTTTTGCACTTCTTTGGCTTGAGCAACAGAAGAACGAACAGAATCCAAAACAGCCATCTGCTGTTCAGGAGTCATATTCTTGAGAATTAACTCTTTGGCTAGGTTTTCTACATCCATTATTCAGTACCAGTTTGAGCAGAACTTAACTGCTGGCTAAGTTGGTTCAGGAAGTCTTCTTCCATGCCTGAAATCTTGTTGTTCTTCTCCGCCATCTGCAATTCGACAATCTTAGACTTGTTTTTAATGTCAGCTTCCTTCAGCATCAACTCAGCAATCTTGACTCTCTTGTCAAATTCCTTAGAAGCAATGTCATCCTGATTAGGCAAGTTCTTTGTCATCGCCGACATATTCTTAGCTTGCACTTCTTGTGGCATTAACTGAGCCTCAACTGACAATTTCGTAGCTTCAGCACGATTTTGCTCTGCTTGAGTAGTCTGAACAGCAATTTGAGCCTGTGCCGCTTGAATAGCCAACTGCTGTTGCATCTGTTGCATCTGCTGTGCTTCAGGATTTGGTTGCATCATCTCATCCAACTTAGCCATCAACTCCATTCTGTTGGACAAACTGCTGTTTCCTACGATTCCTTTAAGCAAAATAGGCAAAACAGGGGTACTTGCACCCAAAGTCTGCAGCAAACCAATGAATTGTTGCTGTTCATACTCCCTAGCAATGATGCCAAGGGTTGCAGTTGGGATGAAATTCATGTCTACAGAGGGATAACGCTCTGGGTCAAACTGCATATACCTAAAAGCCGCCTTTTTGATGAATGGAATCAAGAAATCTTCTTGGAAATTCACCAAAGTACGCTTGTATTTCTTGATGATCGAGGCAACCGCCATCGACATACCACCACCATCACGGCTTGCCTGTGAAACCATGCCGTTAGAGTCGAGCGTACCAGTAGCTTGTAGCAACATACGCTCAAAGTCTTTGGCAGTTGCTAGGTTGTTGGGGTCACTCTGTCCAAACTTGAACGGGTAAAGAATCTCATTGGGGTTGCCATTGGTGAGAATAGCCTTACCAGCCTTAATCTCAAACTTCATACCACGGGGCAAGCGTGTGGCATCCATAGCAACCATAGGGGCAGTGGTCAAAGCGAGTGAATCCAAGTGAGCCCGAGTCTGAGCATCAATAGCTTTCTGCATATTGAAGGCTTTTTCCACTGTACCTCGCCCCAACAAGCGATTAGGCACTGTATCGTCTTGGTACGACAATACGGGTCTGTCCTTCATCATGTATGGGTTTTCTTCAGCCTTGAGCAACAATCCATCATTGGCAATCACGACAATGGCTTCAACCATGTCGGTGTAGTCTTCAGCCGCTGAATTCTCAGGGAATAACTCAACAATCTCTTTGTTTTCTTCAAGGTTGTTCAAGTATTCACGGGGTACTAAGCCGTAATAGGTGAGCAACAACACCTTTTCATCTTGGTACTGGCTTACCTCTTGGGTAGGCTCAAGGTCAGTATCTTCATAGGTAGGCGTAATGTCCACCTTGCGGTAGATTCCCCTTTCAATACCAGCCACAACCTTATGAATTGAAACGTATTTCTCAATTGCCACGCCCATACAGTCATCAATAGATGTGCCGTTAGGGTCAAACAAGAAGTTCTTGGGGTTGATAGGCATGATCTTCACGCCAATCCTGTCCCTCTCCATCACGCCAATAGCGGCTTGACCCATCTGATTAGGAATAGGCTGAGTGGATGGTATGTACTCTTTCTCAGTCTTGACAATGATTTCGCCAATGCCAGTACCATAGATTTCAGCCATCAACTCGATCTGGTCGATAGATTTTCTGATCTTGTCTTTCTTGAAGTCTTCCGTCAACTGCGCTTTAATCATCTCAATATCAATGGGGTTTCCATTCACATCTTGGATGTTGTCTTCAATGTCAAAGAAGTCGCCCTGACCAAAGATAGCTTCCATGATCTCAGCATGGCGAGTCTCTACAGCTTGTTGGGTTGCAGGGGTAACAATACGGCTACGCTCAGACTCACGGGTCTTGTCTTCAGAAGCCCATTGACCTCGGAAGATACGCTCGTACTCTAGCCAATCAGGGAGAAAGTTGGTATCTCTGTAATCACGCCATTTGGTGCAGTGGTCGGTTACAAAGGCGGTTAATTCTTTGTCAGCCTCAGTAGGCTCATAAAACTCGTTTTGTTCAAGTTTGACTTCTTTGTCTGTTGCCATGTTATTACCTTATAGATGAACCGATTGTATTTCCAAAGGGGTCAGAGTATGTGGGTGCGCCCAATACATCAGAAAATAACCCATAGATTAAACTTCTTGGTGCTGATTGCATTTGATTTGTATTAGGCGCAGGGTTCAAACCCTGTGGCAGTGGGTAACGTAACTCTTGAGTTGTAGCAAATGGGTCTAAACCACGGGATAATCTGTTCAATGCAAATTCCTGTGCTTTTTTCTGTATCTCAGGCGTAGCTTCACCTGTTAAGCGTAATAGGTTTAACTCATCAGCGGTCAAAGTAGGAACTACCAAAGGATACTGAACAGTCCTACCACCAACCTCAAATGCAGATGAAAACTCTGTCATCATGCTATCGTTATTAGTTGGGATTTCACCAAAGTATCCCTTACGTTTAACTGTACCTTGGGATATGTCTTGACCTTCTTCTAAGTACCTTACAGGAGCAAGTCCCGACCTATCACGATCAGTAGATAACCCATACATGATGTCACGCCCTACTGGGTTAGCACCAAATATATCAAAGCTATCTTCTGTTGCCATTTATATCCCCGAAATAATATCTAGCGGTTGCCACTCATCTTCTTGGTCATCTTGGAAGTATGAGGTAACAGCCAGTTGGTCAATGTACGATAGGGCATCGGGTAAGTCATCGTGAACACCATTTGCAGGGAACATCAAAAGTTGATCTTTGAATTCATCCCAGTCTTCCTCAGAGTTCAGCACAATACGCCCATGCTCAAATCGCCCTTGGAGACTCCAGATAATCCTGTCAGTCTTTTTCCTGTTGCCATGCGTCAAGTCAACTATATGGGAATATACATTATTTTTCCGCATTAGGTCACTCAAATACGGCAAAACGGCGTTTTTTAACGCCCCTCTCTCAATTCCAACAGCCAAAGGTCGATATTCCCGTATCTTCAGGAGAATCGTTGCCGCAGTCTCCCTGATGTCCCAACGCCCAAAAGCAATCTCTTTGACAAACCATTTGCCCTCATCAGTCACCTTGACTACAGCAATGGCAGTCTGATCTAACCGCTTTTTAGAGTTAGCCGCTTGTTTGGCAACTTCCTCAAATCCAGCCAAGTCGCAAGCTATGTAGTAAGAACCATACTCAGGTTCTTCCCCGTACTTAATCCATTCTTCTTTGAAGACATCAGAGCCAGCATTGTCAAACGATGCCATATACTCTTGCTTGAAAGCGAAGCTGGAAAGGGATTTCTTTGCGCTCTCGATTTCAGTAGGGTCAATCAAAGGGTTGTCTTTGGTGGTGAAATGCCATGCTTTCCAATCTTTGTCTTCTTCCGACTGCCCTAGTTTGAAGATGTCGTAGAAGAAATTGCGACCCTTTGGAGTGCCGATAAACATTGCTCTGCCCTTTTTGTCTGACAGAGAAGCACGAATAACCTGTTCCCAAGCCTCGGGTTTGATGTCTGCAACCTCGTCAAGCACAGCGTAGGTGAGAGACACTCCTCGCAAAGTATCTGGTCTATCAGCACCTCGGACATAAATCTTTGCTCCGTTTATCAAGGTTATGTCCATGTTATTGATGTGACTAGCAGAGATAACCTCCCTGCCCAACTCCATCAATACATCCCAAATAATTTGTCTTGCCTGACCATTGGTAGGTGCAACATAAAGCACAGCAGAGCCAGCAGTGCATTGCAGTCCTTCAATCAAAAGGGTGATGGCTGACAGGCGTGACTTACCGCAACGCCGCCCTGCCGCAATGACCTTGAATCTCGTTTTGTCAGCAAAGACCTCTTGTTGCCAAGGTAGGAGGCTAAAGTTGAGATCAGACATCTTTGCTTTCTATATCTTCAGCATCTACTGTATTTTCACCAATGGTTACACCACCAATGCCTGAGATTGTAATGTTCACAGCACTTCTCTGATTCTTCTCTTTTTCAAACAGAGTGACGGGAAGCATCCTATCCATACATAGCTTCAACGCCGCCATCTGTGCAGGGTGGTCATCATCAAGAGCAATCTGAACAGTCTTTTGGACAACATTGACTCCAGCACTGTTTATCAAGAGTTCCTTGAGTTCTTTGACTCGTTGGTTCTCGGTCTTAGGCAATAGTGCTAATGGCTTGGCATCAGCGTACTTAGCCATAGTCAATTTACCTGAACCCTTGGGTCTACCCTTTTTCTTCAGGTTATCAGGGAGTGCATCTACTACGTTCATCTTTTGTCCTGTAAAGGGAAGTTAGTACACACTTTACACGAGAATTGTTTTCTTGTATAGTGGACTCAAACGGGGGCATCACCCACCCCTCTATGCGGTTGAGCCGACCAAGTAGGATAAACGTAGTGAACCATGTAGTTCTCAAGTAAAGACTAACATCTTGAACGGGGCTGGTAGCGTGGAGAGATAGCACTGACAAGCATCTCTAACTTAGCATAAACGAGAGGCTCTCCTTTAAAAGGATACTCCCACTCACGGGTGTCTACTCCTGTTCGTCAACTAACCCAAGTCCCTTTGTTACTGTTAAACGCTACGTTTGGCTTTTCCAGTGGGGAAGAGGGTACACAAATATTTACTCACCACCAACCACCCCCTCCCCCCCATGAAGTAAGCGCACACTTCGTGTGCCTCGCCTGAAGCGAGCACCAACTAACATAAGACACGTTTCATAATGCGGAATGGTAGTGAGCGCTAACTAACATCAGGGTTAGCCAACCGATCGGTCGGTTAATTGCATGAGGGATCTATGCACCATATTGCACACACCTAACGCACTATATTGCATAGACCTAGATCAATACTGATAACTCATTATCATTTTACATTATGAAATAATTTAGATTAGTTTTGCATTGTGGGATATACGGGTAAAAGTACTGGATAGAATTACAGTTTAGGGTAAATACTAGTTTAGACTTTATTGTTTAGAATCATAGACTTAATAGTTATCAATTCTATATGGCACGATTCTCTTATATATATATATGTAAGGGTTAGAAAAGTCCTTATGTTCATTAATTTTTTGATAGGTGAAACACAATGAAAAGTCTCAAATTAAATTACTTTACCGATGCTGGGCATGGCTGGGTTAGCGTCAAGCTTCAAACCCTTATCGATCTAGGAATACACAATAAAATCTCTCATTATTCTTATATGCGTGGTTTAAGCGCTTATTTAGAAGAGGATTGTGATCTAGGTCTACTTTATAAAGCATGCGACGCTATCGGCCTTAAAATCGATTTAACCGAGAAGCATACGAATAATCGTAGTCCTATCCGATCCTATGATACTTATCTCCCACATAAATGCGTAGGCATAATCTATGCTGGGGGTGTAGCATGATCCGTATATCCGTAACTTCTAAGCTTGACGGGATTAGATCATGGTCTCTTCAAGCGCTTGACACGTGTCCCGGATCGATATCTTCTCCGGGTGTTTTAGTTGACGCATGCCGAGGATGCTATGCCACTACGGGTAACTACAATTATCCCAATGTAAAAGCTCCTAGATTGTCAAACCGAGAGGATTGGCAGAGATTCGATTGGGTTAGCGATATGGTTAAAGCTTTACAAAATGATCGCTATTTTAGGTGGTTTGATAGCGGAGACATGTACACGCTGGGACTAGCGGAGAAGATCCTAGAAGTTATGCGATTAACGCCATGGGTAAGGCATTGGATGCCCACACGTATGCATAAATTCCCTAAATTTGAGTTAGTGCTTAAAAGCATGCGGGAATTGTCTAATGTATCCGTACGCTTTTCTAGCGATTCGATTAATGGCCAATTTACTAAGGGTTTGCATGGATCGGTTATCGTAGCGGATACCGATCAAGTATCTAAGGCTATGACACTATGCCGAGCGTATGAGAATGCGGGAAAATGTAGCGGATGCCGAGCTTGCTGGGATAAAAAAGTAAAAGTTATCGCATATCCGGCGCATGGTAAGAAAATGAGCAGAGTTATTCAAATACTTAAAGCGGCCTAATACTTAGACTGTAAACCCTTATTTATAGGGGTTTATGGCCTAGGCATTTTCCTAGGATTTTTTGATAGGCTATACCATGACACACGAAAACCGCTCGATCCGCTTAATTGCATTAGATATCCAATCCGATTGGCCTAAAGTTAACTATGCCGCTCGGCCTTATCTCGATGCTATGCTCGAATTAAATTCAATTAATGATAAATATTACGAGGATTCGGCAAAATCCGTAATACTCTATTTTTTATCCAATGCTTCAAGCTTTAGGGGTGAACGGGCTAAAGTACTGAAGGCCGAATTAAAAGCTTTAGGGGTATAACATGACAAAAATCAAGCACTACCTAGAATCCATAATTCTCACAATCCTCGGCCTATCGGTATGGGCGTATATTGGTTTTTTACTAGCATTTAGGGGTTAAAAATGAAGTACTTCTATATTCGGCATCAACACTACTCAGAAAACACATCAGTCTATGGATATGGGGATTTTCCCGAGCAGATACCCTACTTAGCGACAATTGTTGAAGCAGATACTTTACGAAAAGCCCAAAATAAGGTTAAAAAGCTTTTTCCTAGGGTTATCTTTAACTCTAATAGTCCCGTAATCTCTCATTATCTATTAGCAGAAAATGATAGGTTTGTTGACTATTACGTCAAATTACCCTTAAACCATGACGCTAGGTTATCCCCAGCGAATCAGGAATTGCATAATTCATGCGTCCGTATGCTTGAAGAGGTTACCGCATGATATATGCGACCATAGCACTACTTCTAAAAATTGTCTTACGAAAGTAAATAACTACTAACCTATAACCCGCTTCGGCGGGTTTTTTGTTGCCTGTTAAATTTAAGACGTTTTAAACCCGTTTTAGTGTTTACCTATACCTAACCCTAGGTTATCCATAAAAATCTATCCTAGGCACTTTTAAACCCGTCTAATCGCTATTGTCTAGGTTATAGGTGCATAGTCCCACATGGTCTAGGGATGCATCGGGGTCTAGACCTAGGTTATAGAAGTGTCCAGCCCATGCTATAGCTATTTTCATTCCCGCATGGTCGCTACCATTACCCATTGTGTCTAGGATCAACTTCTCGCTATCGGTTAGCGTCATGTAGATTCGATTAGGGGTTTTACGGGGTAGTGCCATGTACTTGATCCCTCCAATAACGAGCGATAAGTAATGCCTCCGCTCTGTTTATGTCCTTTTTCAGCTTTAGGGGCGCTTTGGGGAATAGTTTCCTAGCAAGGTCTAATGCTTCATTTTTGTCAGCATTAAGCCCGAAATGCTTTTTCCACTTTTGAGGGCTTACCAAGTGAAAAGGGTAATTAGTCAATTCGCAAACTGCGCTGATAACACCTACTGCTCTCGCAAAATTCCAAGTGCTTGAAATTCCTTGTTTAGGCATAGCGTGAACCTGTTCCATGCAAATCTGCGCCCCATCTTTAGGGTCAACAATGGACAAAATGCGACTTTTAAACACCAAGGCGAGAATGTGCTTGTCCTTATGGTCAATCATAAAAGATTCAACATAATTCCCATTATGGTCAATCGCCCCAAGTGCGCCACTTACTGAACCACTATCAATACCGATGTAAATCATTGATTTCCTTCATGTTTTTGACTAAATCGTCTTTGATTCCGACCCATAGACACTCAATATGAGCATCCAATTCCTTCGCCCTGTGCCAAGCATATTCCTTCATTGCTGGCTGTTTCGCCATCCAAATAAGGTGTTCCAATGTCTCCTGATACAGCGAGGGCTGTGTTGATAAGTATTTGCGGGTGCGGTCTACCATCTTTTAGTTCATCAAGTAATTGATTAGCCTCTGATTTTGTCATGCTAATTTCCCTCTAAACCCTTCTCTAATTTTTGCAAGAATCTCAGGGTTTGGCTTGGCATTCTTGAAGTCTTCGTCCAGTTTAGCAAGGGCAGGGTCACGCAATGAGCTTGATGGGACTGTCGTTCTTGCAACATCTAAAGCTTGTTGGGCATAGGTTTGCTTTGCCTCAACCCATTCAGCTTTAAACCCTATCCATCCTCTTGATACGCATTCGGAGATGGCTTTGTTTAACTCCCAATTTGCTTTATCCGCTTCTCGCTTTATTCCAGCTAAAGCGGTAACAGTCATCGGTGCTTTCTTTGCTTTGCGTAAGGCTAAGAAGTCTAACCAAACTTGTTCTTGAACATTGATAGGACAAACAGCGATAGCTGTCTCTTTTATTGGTTTATGGTTAATGGTTATTGGTTCTTGGTTAGGCTTTTTTTGGCTTTGAGTTGGGTTAGCGGTGGGTTTTCGTTGGCTTTTCTTAGGTCTTCCACCCTTACTGCCATTGGCTTTTTGCTTTTCAATAAACCTCTGATATTCTGCTATTTCGTTGTCTGCTCTGAAGTTTTTGAACCCTTCATCGGTCAATTCAAAGAACTCATCCAGTACAGTTTTGACAACCTCTGCGCTGATTCGTAGCTTTCTTGAAACCAGTGGGATATTGTTGGGTATTGGTAACTCGGTGTCGTAATACATATCAAGCAATCGCCTGTATGCCAAGTCTTCCTCTAACGACAAATGGATGGTGTGACTGATGTAGTCACCAATGTGAAAATTGTAGTAATTCATTGAGTTTTCCTTCGCTGTCCTCCGTAAACAAAGAAACAAACGGCAGGCGGGGAGGCTCGCTTTTCGGTCTGCTCATGACTTCAGACCTATCCGTGTTTCAAACAATCATACTTTAAAAACAGTTTGTGTTGCAATTATTTCCATAACAACAAGTGGTACAAGTCACATAACGACCATTTTGGGAATAAGTGTGTGTAGTACAAGCGGCATAAACCATTGTTGAACTGGCAAGAATCCACATTGTGAAAAGTGCTTTTTTCATTTGTTTTCCTTAGTTTGCTGATGTTTTTCAATAGATTTGGCTAAGAATCGGCGTAGCCATGAAGCACCGCCAAGTCGTTTAAACTCCTCTTTGAGAGAGGGCGTTGTGCGAACAGCAACATAAATTGTCTGTCCAGTTAAGTCTGATTTAGGTCTAGGCATAGAGCGATGGATTGTGTAGTGTTATACAAACAACGCAATTAGGGTTTGTCCTAGTGTTCAACACTACAATCTGTGTAACACTACGAACTCTTTACCAACACATTGAAAGGCTTCAAGATGGAATTCGATATAGAACTATATGACTTTGACCTTGACATCAAGGCTTGGGTCGAATGGGAATATGACCCTGAATACTCTCCCAATGAGGGACTTTATAACAAATTCAACTGGGTAGCTTACTTACAAGTAGGAAACACACGAGTTGACATTACTGATGAACTCTCAGCCAAAGACTCCAAGCACATTGAGAGACAAATTGAGGAGTCGTGCGATGATGGAATTTGATAAAGCCAAGTGGGAGGCTTACCAGCAACTCAACGATGATGACATTATGGAAGCTATTGCTGGCTCTGTAGCTATCCCTCTTGCCATTAAATCTGATGATTGGGAATACGCCCAACATTTCATCAAAGAACGCATCGAAAACAAGATGCAACGCATGGCTGAATTTGCTTTCTACAGCATCATTAAAACTCCATCTATTGATGCTGATGATGAACTGCGTACTTTACGGACTCTATGGCTCAGAGACGAATACAAGGGGAACAGATGAAACTCAAACACACTATTGCCGCAATCTTAGAGGAGAACCAAGATGAACTTTTTTGCCCGTTTTGTACGAAGCCTAAAGGCGCTGAGATTGATTGTTGTGACCAATCAGGAACTTGGTTCAAACTTAACGACTTTGACTTTGATACCCAATTCTCTATCGCCCAACAAATCTTCAACTCACAGAAAGGTGTACCCACTCAAAAGACTGACTGACTGGAAATCCGAGTTTGTATATACAAATTCAATCAACACAAACATTTCAAAAACTTTTCAAAATTTTAAACAGGAGTGAATATGCACGAACAGAGCAAAGCCAACATGGGCGTTTACAAGAAACTGGCTGATGCCCGAAGGATGATGCGGTCACGCACATTAAAGAAGTCAGGACACAACAAATTTGCAGGGTATAACTACTTTGAACTTGGCGACTTCCTGCATCCAGCATTAGAAATCTTTGACGAACTAGGTCTGATTAGCATTGTGTCGTTTACCAAAGAACAAGCAGAACTTTGCATAGTCGATACAGTTGGCGGTGGCGAGATCGTCTTTACTTGCCCATTTGGGTCTGCGGCTCTTAAAGGTTGCCATGAAGTGCAAAACATGGGTGCTTGTCAGACCTACAACCGCCGT